TATGCTTGAATTACCACCGCTATGTTTTAGTTTGATCTGGCTCATTTATGCAGCCTCCAGTGCAGCGACTTTTGTTTCCAATACTTCAATTTTAGCAATAGCCTCCTGTAATGCAGCAGTAAGTAAAGGTACAAGTTTACTTTGATCTATTCCCTGATAGACAGGGTTATTATCAGAATCAACTTCATCTTTAGTTCCAGTTATTGCTTCTGGTACTGCTGTTACCTCATGTGCTAAGAACCCATCAACTGTTGTATCTTTATCAACTTTAAAATTAAACCTTGATGGCTTTAATGTTTTTAACCTTGTAATTCCATCAGATATTGCAACTACATTTTCTTTTAAACGATAGTCTGAACTTGTATTATATGAGGTGCTACTTCCATTACTCACAATAGATCCCACCATATTGCCACTTGTTTCCCTAAAAGCAATCATTAATCCTGTATCACCACCATTAGCATTAGCATGTTTCATCTCTAATATATTTACACTAGAGGTGTCAGTGCAATGAAATTGAACACCATCAGTATTGCTATTACAAGCAACTTGTAGAAAACCTTCAGTAGCTAAAGCTGAAGTCGTATTTATAAGCAACCTACCAGACGAATCTATACGCATGCGTTCTGTACCGCCAGTTTTAAATTTTAGATTACCACTTCTGAAATTAGTAAACTCAGGATCGTCTGAATTATTATTACCTAAGATCCATGCAAGATCCGCACCATCGTATCCATAAATTTTATTATTATTACCGCCATCACCTTTGACTTGTATTGTTCCAGACGAATCAACTAATGCTCTAGTCGATCCACCCGTATTAAT